TCAATTACTGCTGGTTCAGCACGAGTTGCTAAAGCTTCAATATATTTAAATCCATAATCTTCGTTCATCATAGTTGAATCGAACATTCCCCACATTAATCCGTCCATAGCCAAATTCTGGTATGGAGATAACTCAACAACTTTAAATGTATCAGTTGCTGGAGCGTTATTAAACATATTAGTTTGTTGTGGAGCCAACCCCTTATCAATTGTGCCTTTAATAGTTTTGGCATATTGAGCAGTTGTTGATCCTTTTCTACATACTAAAGTATCTAAATCGGAAACAAGTGGATGTCCTCTACCATCTTTCTTACCTGAATGTAATCTACGAGCAGCTAATAGAGATGTGTAAGTAAATTGAGGTGAACTTGTAGCACCATCAACTATAACATTTGACCAAGCTGCTCCACCGTCTTCACGAGGATGAGCTTGAGACCAATACTCAACAGCATCAGCACCAATAGTTGAAACAGGAGTTGAAGTACCCACTGAATTAATTGGTGTCCAAGTGAATGAAGTATCAAATCCTTGAGCCAATAACGATTGAGCTAAGTAATTCTTAGCATGTTCAATCGCATTTTTTCCATCTAAAACTTTCTTTTTCACAGTGCCTTTAATTTTAGCAGCTGCTCCTTCGAATAAGAAGAAATTACTTTGGAAAGTCAAACGTACTTTTTTAGTAAAGTGCATTTGAACGTAATTTTTTGAATAACCTTGAATTGGGGCATCAGAAGCACCGATACCACCATCTGGGATTATTTGAGCCATACCAAGTCCAGTAACACCAACATCAGTGTAAGTTCTCTCAGCACCTGGAACTTTATACATAAAGTCTAGGTACTCACTTCTTACAGTTGGAGAACATTTTGGAGCAATGTGTTTTAACACATTATTTACTATAACCGCATAATCATTTATTGTTCCTAACATAGTTGTATTATTTTAAATTGATTATAAAGTCAAAAATCTACCGATAATAAGTTTATCGCTAGCTTCTCCGTACGGTTCGACTTGCTGTACGATTCCAGTTGCACTGGTAGTTCCAGTGTTGTTTACCTCGGTTGCATCTGTTAAAACCATAGCTTGCCCATTATGGGTAGCATCTGAGTTATTAGTAACAGGGAAGATAAAAGTATCTTCGTCTGAAGGTCTAATAACTTCAACTCTAGTTAGTGCGTCTGCTACTGTTATTGTTTGGTTACAAATACCTAACAAGTCAGCTACGACAGTTCCACTGTCAGCATCTACAGCAAGACCAGCTGTTTGAGCTAGGATATTTCCTAGTGTCATAACTGTTCCTGTTGCTTTATTTTCATCACGCAGTTCTCTAGTGTTTTTTATGGTCGCCTGTTTTATGGTTGCCATATAAGTTGTCTTTTAAAGGATTATTTATTCATCATCATCCGATATGAGTTCAACAGCTTTTTCCTCTGACATTCCAGTTGCTACAAGTTCATCTATGGACTTGCGCTTCTCTGGTGAATATTCAGTCTTCGCTACAGTTCCACCTGGAAACTGCATTGCGTTAACTTTATCCTGAACACCTGCACCAGTTAATACTCTTTCCTGAATAGACTCAGATGGTTTAAACATATTCTCACGAGCTAATTCCAATACTGTCATTAACTCAGTTCCGCCTTTTCCTCGCCAATTGTAATTGGCATCAACGAAATCGAAGAATACTTCTCTAACATCTTCATCATCTTTAAGTTCAGTATATCTTTCGACAAAAGCACTTACGGTGTCCTTAATATCTGCTGCTAATCGCTCTTGTTGGACTACTTCTTGGATATCTTCCTTTGTAGCTCCACCCAATTGCTTTAAGCGTTCTTTGTCAGCTTCCAAAAACTTTTCCTCATCGGTTAATTCTGTTTTCGGTTCTCCATCAACTGTTTTTTCATTCAATTGATTTGTAAACCTGTCAGATCCATTAAGATTTTTAATTTGACTCTTAGCCGTCTTAATTTCTTCTGATAACAACTGCTTCTGTTCAGGAGTAGTAGCAAGTTTTCGTTTCTTAACTAAGTCTAAAAGATGAACTCTTTTTTCAAATGACTCGTCAGATTCGAATTTACCCTTATTAGGAATACGGAATTCGTATCCGGTTGCTCCAGTTTCTCCCGATCCAGTTGGTCCAGTAATGTCTGGTCCAGTTGGTCCAGTTGATATGTCTGGGGCTGGTTCAGTTTCAACTGATCCAGTTGGTCCAGTAGGAGGGATGATGGTTTCCTCCGGAGCTTTCACTTCTGGTGCAAGCTCGTTTCCATCTTTAACAGATTCAATTGATTCTTGCAGAGCTTTATCAAGATCTGCTTCCTCTTTTGCCTCCGTCTCTATTTTTTCAGCAGCTATTTTATCTTCTGCTATTTTATCTTCATTTCCCATATAGTTATCCGCCCGTATCGTGGACGGTGACGATGGTTAATTTAATTATACAATGTTCTTGAGTATCATGCAAATTATCTATCACTATAATTAACGTGTTTTTTTATTTGTTCCAATCGCTTTCTCATGGTATCAAGATTCACCATTCCTTCATTTAAGAATGAAATAGCATGTTTTTGGAATTCACCTTCCAAGGAGTCATTATGTTCTCCAACAGAAGTTGAAAACTTAATAGGTATAATTACTATATATACCTCCTTATCTAACTGTTTGTAAAATAGAATGTTATCTTCAGGTTTAAAAACCTTATGAAATAATTCTACTAAATCATCTCTATCAACAGGTTTACCACAAGTTCCCTTGAATCCTGAAGGAATTATCCCTTTGTAGAAATAATCATCTGTTGATACTTTTTTACCAAGAACATTTGTTAAAACTACACTGTCCTTAGCTTTTTCAGCATCAGCTTTTCTTTTAACCTCAGCTTCTTTTTCAGCTTCAGCTAATTTCTCAGCCTCATCATTTTTTAATCTTTCAGCTGCAGCCTTTTTTTCAGCTTCAACTTTTTCATTTGCATCAGCTAACTCCTTAGCTTCAGCCTCTTTTTTTAACTCCTCTGGAGTTTTTTTTGTATTTCCCATATAGTTATCCGCCCGTATCGTGGACGGTGACGATGGTTAATTTAATTAAACTACTTTTTATTTAAATTTTTAAAACTCTCATAAAACTTCTTTATAAAATTCTTCTGCTCTGGTTTTATATTTTTCCTAGCCTCTTCAATATATTCTTTAGTTAATGTAAATGCTGGAACATCCATATTTATCTTAGCAATTCCCATAACTTCCTCTATTACAGCGAATTCCAATGGATACGGATGAACATAATTCAAATTAAACTTATCACCTTTTTTCATATCATTCTCCAATACACACTCTAGCTGTCTTCCTACTTCAACAACATTAATCTTATTTGCTTCTACAAAAGTGGCTTCTAATGTTTCCTGGTTTACTCCACCAATAATCATTGATGATAATTCCTCAGCGCTTACTTCGAATTCGTCGCCAGATTTTGAAATAAACTTTAACAGTTTTTTCTTCTTAGCTTCTTCCGAATATCCAATTTGGACCTTATAATTTTCTTTTTTGATTTCTCTTGCTTTCATAATTTTATTTTTTTTCGTGTAAACCTTCTTTTCTAATTTTTTCTAAGAGATCGACCATATTTCTCAGCATAGTACCCTGTGTTTCCAATGTTATAGCGTTAACAATAGTTTCCCACTCCGTCTTCGCTACTATTCCTTTTTGCTCCATACAGTCTTTTATTAACTCAATAATAACTGGAGCATGCTCGCTAGCCGCTAATGACATTTTTTTTTGATTTAAGCTTTGTTGTACTTGATCTCCTTCATCCATATATTTAATTTATTTATTAGCTAGGAAAAAATCCTGAATTATTTGCAGCATATCCAAGACTTCCATCTACTGCAGCTCCCATAGAACTTTGTGGTCTTGGTACTTCATTAGAGTTTTGAGGTTGTAATGGATCAGTTCCATCAGCTGCCATATTCTGTCCTGATGGCATCATACCGGAATTTCCTCCATCTCCACTCGCCTTATTTTGCATAGCTATATTCTTTGCATCTATTCTCATTTGTTCCTCTTCCATCTGTCTTTGAGATTCGGATGGTTGCTTTGACATTATGGCATCATATTCAACCTTTGAAAAATAATCAAAGATATCTCCATTCTGAATATCTACCATTTTCTCTAAAGCCATTAACTGAGAAGCAGCTCCTTCCGGATCTTTATTTCTCATTGAATAAATTAATGTAATTTGATTTGTAATAACAGGGAATAATGCCATATATGTTTGCTTCTGTATTTCAAGTGATGGTAATAGCATTGAGTCTGGATCTATAGTGAAGTCTATATAATCAGATATATTTCCAGTATTCTTCATTTCATCAAATAACCCCTTTGCTGAAATTTGACGAGTATCAACATTCTCCATAACTTTTCCTTCTTGATCGAAATCAAAGTTAAGTCTAAGATTTTTTGATGCAGCCGCAACCATTCCAACTGGAACTCCAAAATCATCTAAGACATCCTGTGACTCTATAAAATAATCTGGATTTTGTTTTGCAAACTCAGCTAATTGATCATCAGAATCAATCATAAATATTTTATCAACTGAATATGTTTGCATTATCCATGTATTTGCAATATGAGCATCATTTTCAAGAGCAACTACCATTGAATTTCTTGGAGCAGTTAATCTATTATAAGCAGCTTCTTTCATTATAACAGTAGATCCAAGAGTATCTTCACTACCAGCTCCAGCTACTATATTGTTAATACCTGTGTTATCTTCAATATTTTCTTTTTGCTTGTCAGCATATAAAACTCCTTGCTGAACATTCCCAGATGTTTTAATAACATCAATATCTGATCCAGGATTCTTTGGATTAACAATATTCGGACCTCTCTTATATGAAGCAGATCCGTTCTGAATTTGAGCACCAAAAAGCAACGGAAATATTTCCGCCTCAACTTGCTGTGCATTTAGTGAATTTATATATGTATAAAGTGCTGTGTTTCCACGCATTATTTCGTAAAGACCTACTCCATGTGGATCGTTCAAATCTCTTGTGAAACATCTAGCTATAACAACTGAACCATGAGAACCATCATTTGGAAGTTCTCCATCGTAAATCTTCATCTTTCCACAAACTACAATATATCTATTTGTTAATATGTTTTCATAATAACCAAGAGTAACGCTAGTATGAACCTTTTCATTATTTTCATCCTTAGCTTCATCACTAACAGAACAATAGTTTAATTTCTTTTTATTCTTTTTAGCTTCAGGATACATTAAGAAGAAATCCTCTTTTGGCATATCCTTTTCATAATAGACCTCACCCTGTGACCAAACATCACCATTATTAAAGCCTACTCCCATCCATATTCGTTTACAGTTCAATGGTTCTCTATAAACATCATCAAATAATATTTTATCTACTCCACTTCTCTTAACCTGTACACGTCTTGGGTAAACTCTCCAAGCTGCCCAACCGTAAGTAAATAGATTTTGATAAGTAAGCATTAAAGTATTTTCTCCATTAGCTCCAGACATAGACCAACCACGTTTCCATAATTCGTACATTGCCTTTGAATAAACCTTATTATCAGAAGTAACTTTACCATCTGGGAGCTTTCCAGCTAATACAGATGTAGCTATCATAATCTTTGAGAACGCAATAGGTTCCTGGGAAACAGGAACTCCTGATTGATTTTGATCTCTATCTGTTAATTTTTGTGGATAGACATTAATGTCATAAGATCCATTAGCCATCTTATTGTAGAAGACCATTGAACCCCAACCACTCTTTTCGTAAATTTTCTGTCCATAAGAGACAGATGTATTCATTATATTTTGATCAATTTCATCTGCCAGCGCATCGAATCTAACACGATACTGACTCTTTTTCATCTCCTTTTTCTTGTCCTCTATAAAATTAACAGTGTCTTTATCCTTGCCCCCATATTTTTTTTTCTTTTTTGGAGCTGCTTCAGGTGTCTCGACATTATTTTTTAATTCATTTTCCATATAAGTGAAGATATTATTAATATAATCAAATTATAGTATTTTTTAGACAAGTACGCAAGTTATTTGTCAAATTTTTCATTTTCTAATGGCTAATCTTGCTATCTCCCTCTTGTGGCTCGCCGAACATCGCACGAAG